ACTGTCGCTGACGTATCTTATTGTTTCCCGCAGTTTATAGGAGACCTTGCATAATGGCTAGTATTCTTAAAGTAGATACTCTGACAGGTGTAACCACCGCTGGTTCCATTAGTGTTACTGGCGAGGGCAACTCAACCACGACTAATCTTCAGCAGGGGTTGGCGAAGGCTTGGTGTAATTTTGATGGTACTGCTGGTTCCGTTTCTTTTTCGGATAGCTTCAATAAAAGTTCTATTACTGATGATGCTACAGGTGCATTTACAACAGCGTTTACAAATAATATGGGCAATGCAAATTATACAGAATTACCTGTTGCAAGTGATACTGCGTCAATTTGGAGTAGGGCAGAAATGACAACAGGTGATTGCAAAATTTTCACTGCGGTTAATTCAACTGGGTCTCTTCAGGATAGAGACCCAACTGTGACAGCAACTTTGGGAGACCTCGCATAATGGCAAGCGAACTTAGAGTAAACACCCTGAAGGATGCCGCTGGGAACAACAGCGTGGCTATGACGTATGTTGCCAACGGTAGTGCGAAGGCGTATGCAAACTTCTCAGCCACTGCAATTGTTAAAAGTTTAAACTACAGTTCTTTTGCTGATAATGGGGTTGGAGACCACACGCTCACAGTCACTTCTGCTTTAAGCGATATAAATTATACCTATGGGGGCTTTGCAAGACCAACCACTTCAACGGCGTTTGACAGAGGTGCTACACCAGATGGGGAAGACCCGACAACTACTCAGCAAAGGTATCATTCTTGCCAGCTTTGGACTGCTAATTTGGAAGACCAAGAAGCAAACTTTACCATTATTCACGGAGACCTCGCATGAGTAAAGCAGCAGAACTAGCCGAGTTTGGCAGCGGTATCTCTAGCGGCCCTAATGCTGTCGAGGGGTTGGCGAAGGCTTGGGTTAATTTTAATGGTACAGGTACAGCAGCAGTCAATGACAGTTTCTCAATTTCTAGTCTCGTTGATAATGGAACAGGAGTTTATACGCTTACTGTTGCTGCGGCTTTCGCGAACAATCAGTATTCTCAAGTTGCTTGTTTAGGTCATAGTAACTCTAATGACGGCTGGGGAATACTAGAAGACACTAATGTAGCTAGAACCACAACAGCAGTAAAAATTGTAGCATTTAACGGTGATTTTGCAGTTAATAGCATGGTTTGGCATGGAGACCTCGCATAATGAACGAGGAAAACAAAGTCATTGTTGATGTAGCTGCTGGCACAGGCACAGTCGCCGCTTGGATGGCTATGGTTCCTGACTTTGTGGCACTGTTCACTGGTATCTGGGTGTTGATACGCATCTGGGAAACCAAGACCGTTCAAAGGCTTCTAGGGAAAGATGTTTAAGGCAATCGTACTGGCCTGCGCGATAGCGACTCCAACCGATTGTATAGAGTTTCACGACACTCGCGGCCCCTACGATACCCGCGCCGCCTGCGAACGCCGTGCTATGGAGATGGGCCGTGACGTTGGCGAAATGACTCACGGACTGATGCCTAAAAAATGGCGATGTCAAGCACTGAAGAAGGGCATGCTTTCCTAATGGAACCGATTAGCACTGCATTAGCTGGCATTGCGCTTGTGAAAGCAAGTGTGGATGGGATTAAATCAGCCCTTGGTACAGCCAAGGACATCAGTGCTATTGCAGGCGACATAGACGCGCTGCTTAACGGTCAACAGCAAGTACAAGCTGCAAGCAACAAGAAAGGCGGCATGGGTATAGCAGACCAGTTTGGCGTTGAGAGTGTTGCAAAGGAACTGATAGATGCACGGTTAGCTGCTGAACAGGTGGCTGAAATCAGGCGCTTAACAGACCACAGATTTGGCGCTGGCACTTGGCAGTCTATACTAGATGAACGTGCCAAGAGAATACGAGAAGCCAGGGAAGCCCAGGCCAAGGCGCGTAGAGAAGCCGCGCTTTCCCAGCAAGAAATGATTGATAACATGAAGATTGGCTTGGCTGTCCTTGCGCTTGCTTGCGTAGTAATTGGGCTGTTTATCACAGTGATGGTATCAACAGCAAAAGCGATTGGGTTTGGATGAGTACGACAATAGGGCTTATCGGTGAGTATCATGCCGCAGCCATTGTGTTATCATTAGGTTGGCGGGTGTCTCCTTGTCAGCAAGATAAAGTTGATTTACTAGCGTGGAAAGATGATGAATTTATCAGGATACAAGTTAAGACTGCGAGCCTACTATTACAGAAAGGCAAGCGCCTTCCGTGTTACCATTTTCAGTTTGGGCATGGACGCCAGAATAAAATTATTGGGAGTGTTAAGGACTATGACATATTATGCTGTGTGGGCTATCAACATAGGAAAGCAGTGTTCTTGCCAGTTTCTGAGGTGCAACAAAAGTCAAAGCGCATGTCGCCTAAGTTATTTGATGAAGATAAAGCGGAGTTTTATTCATTTAATAAAGCGCTGGCGGCAGTAAGAGGACGTAGAGATAACCAATGAAACAAACAGCGACAAAGTTAAACGAAGCAAGCGAAATAACAATTCCATTGCGGAATCTTATAAGCATGATTGCTTTTACAGCGGTCAGTGTTTGGGTTTATTTTGGGCTGACAGAACGCATTAGTTTTCTTGAACACAACCTGGAACTGACGATGGAAGAAGTTGAGGAGAACGACAACTGGATTGATGAGTTTCAACCACCTAAAAGCGTCCAAGACACTGTAACCAGGGTGCATGATTTAGAAATAGAAATAGAAAAACTTAAACTTATGTTAGAGGCAAGGTAATGTTACAAGCACTAATCGGCCCAGCTACTGATTTAATTGGCAAGTTTGTCGAGGACAAAGACCAGAAGAACAAGCTGGCTCACGAAATAGCTACAATGGCTGAACGTCACGCGCAAGAACTAGCCAAGGGCCAGTTAGCTGTCAATGCTGAGGAAGCCAAGTCAAGAAATGTTTTTGTGTCAGGCTGGCGACCCTTTGTGGGATGGTCATGTGGCTTGGCTTTGTTTGCACACTTCCTTATCTTCCCGACTGCTGATGTTGTGACTGCATACATGGGCATAGAGGCTGTAGCTTATCCATCTTTTGACATGGATAGCCTGATGACTGTATTATTAGGTATGCTTGGGCTAGGCGGGATGCGTAGCTTTGAAAAATCAAAGGGGCTGACAAAATGAAACGCGGATTATATTCAAACATTCATGCAAAAAAGAAACGCATTGCTGCTGGGTCTGGTGAGAAGATGCGCAAGCCTGGAACCAAAGGCGCACCGACAGCAAAGGCTTTTAAGCAGTCAGCAAAGACAGCAAAGAAGAAAAAGAAATGACCTTTCCGTTGTCTCCTAACTTCTCATTGGAAGAAATGGTGAAGTCTCAGATTGCGGAACGCAAGGGTATTCCCAACGCCCCAGAACTGCATCACATTGAGGCTATGGAACTGTTGTGTGAAAAGATATTGCAGCCCATCCGTGATGAGTTTGGTTCGTTTCTAGTGTCATCTGGTTATCGCAGCCCAGAGTTATGCGTTGCAATTGGCAGTAGTTTGGACAGTCAACATGCTAAAGGTCAGGCAGCAGACTTTGAGGTAGCTGGCATAGATAACTATGACCTGGCAAAATGGATTGAGGACAACCTAGATTATGACCAGCTTATTCTTGAGTGTTATACTGGCGGCAACTCTGGCTGGATACATTGTAGCTACGTTGAAGGCGGTCGAGGTGAGTCGCTTACATATAACAAGCAAGACGGGTACACCCACGGGCTGAAAAAAGATGGCTAAGTCACCAGCATGGCAGCGCAAGGCAGGCAAGAGTAAGTCAGGCGGTCTAAACGCTAAGGGCCGTGCATCTGCCAAACGCCAGGGCATGAATCTAAAAGCCCCTGTATCTCGTAAGCAGGCAAAGAAATCGCCCAAGGCAGCAGCTAGGCGTAAGAGTTTTTGTGCTAGAATGAAAGGCATGAAGAAGAAGCTGACAAGTAAGAAGACAGCGCGTGACCCGAATAGTCGTATCAACAAAGCCTTGCGCAAATGGGATTGTTAGTTACAAATAACTAAACTATATCCAGTGCCATCTCTGTGTTTGAATGATTTGTAAGGGATGTTGTAGTGTCGCGCAGCATCCCTTGCCCTTTCATGTTCAAGCCAGTTATCAAATGTAAGTGATTCACCAACTTTCAAACTCTTTAAGAATGTCCACCTTCCTCTTTTCTTTGCTGGCTTGCCTAGCTTTGGTTGCCCACAACACTCGCATCTCTCCATAACAATTTCTCCCGTTTATTGAGTAGCAGATGGGTTGCTTACTCCCAAGTATTACCCATCCACCATCTTTTATGTAATGTTTGTGACCACATACAGCGCATGCAATCTGCCGTGAATCAAACTTTTTCTTTGCCATCTTCCAGCAGTTCTAAAGCAATAGCGCCATAGCCTATGATGTCTACGAATGAATCTATGTGGTTACAGTTTAAACCAAACTCATCTTTTGCTGATAACCTAGATAGTTTTACAGCTATCATAAAGGCGCAGACCTGTGTTTCAGTCATCTTGTGGCCTGTAATCATAGACCCCATTTCACTGATTTGCCGGAAGTTATCACCCACCGTTCCATACTTAGACCGTTCCAAGAGTATGTCCTTGCAATGGTCTAAAGCATGAAATGCAGTTTCCAGATTAGAAAGGGACTTCATCATCAAGTGCCATCTGCGGCTTAGGTGCGGCTGGTGTTTCCATTGACTCTGCAATCTTGCGCATGCCGCCCTGTCTTACGTTAGCAGCAATGCTTTCGCCGCTTGTGTAATCCTCTGCAATGCGTTCACTGATACTTACATCAATAGAACCATCCTCATTTGCAAAGACAGAGATTTGATGCCGTGTGTCCTTGCTTAGAACAACATCACCTGGTTCCTTGCCTACATAGGGCTTCCAGTTTGAATTACTATGGGTTGCTTTCTTGTCTGGGTCATTCGCAAAGCAGCGAATAGTTGTGATTTTTCTCAAGGCCATTAGGCTTCTCCTGTTGTTAATT